GCGGTGATGCCACCCATGCCGTGTCATTTCTTTTCTGGTCCCGCTGCTTTGAAAATTCACTTCGGAACACCGCAGGTGAAAGGGGAAGGGGGACGGACTAAGGAGTCCCCCTTTCCCTTGGTTCCTCCGTGGGTTCTGGTTCTTTATATATATAGGAATGACACTAGTGTAGAAGAACCCATTTTGACACCGCGAATTGACACTTCAAAAAACCGACTGATTCGCGCTATATAACCCATTCTCCTTTAGCATCTTACCAGCTTGTGCCATGCGCTTAACATGCCTTTTGGCGGTTGACTCCGAAACTTGGAACTTTTCCTGCACAAATCGGAACAGGTCGCAGGCCGTGAACTCGCGTGAACCCATCTCTTTTAGAAGCCTTGCATCGCCTACCAGCTTCTTCTTTCCACCAGTCTGTTTCAGCTCATCAGGGTTCAGGTTGTAGTTGACGCTGAACATGGGGTACTTCCATTGCACTACGAACGGATCGACAGGTGGGAAGTTACGCAGGGTCATCTCACAAGTGAACGTCTTCTCATCCTCCTCATGTGCCGTAAGTACTACGAGCGAGTCTGGATTGCGAGCAAAGACACCGCTGCCACTAAACCTATCAATCGCCTCTGCGCTGGACTTGTTACCCTTGGAGAAGTGATGGGATAGGATGACCGACAGATTGTAGCGCGTGGCCAGATATTCAAATTCATTCATCAATCCACCCATATCCCCAGCTGAATTTTCGTCCCTATCCCCCATCAGCATGTAGTTAGGGTCAAGTATAATCGCTTGGTAACCTCTCCCCTCGATATGCTTCTCGATGATTGGTCGGATCAATGTCAAGTCCGCTGCATATCCTCTTAGCGTCCACACATCAAAGTCATCCACCTTCCCATTCAATTCCTTGGCTGCGATTACGTCAGCGAGGCGCGAGCGGAATGACCATTCCTGAATCTCAAAGTTAATGAACAGCACCTTGGCCTTGGTACACTTCTGCCCCCACCAAGGAGTGCCTGAGTGTAACGACAGCGCGAGGTCAATCAGACTCCAGCTCTTGAACGCCTTACTCCCTCCACCCAACAAGAGCTTACCCCCCTGGTGCAATATCCCCTCGATAAGCACATCTGGCTCTTTGATGTTATCGGTTAGCAATTCACTATACGTTTTAATCGGTGGCCATTGGTCCACCGACGGCTTGAGTCCTAATGCTACGGCTGGCTCGATCATATTATTTTCCCTCCTTGCAGAACCAAAGCAGGCTCTGTGTTTTCTCATCCCTCATTGCTCCAGCAACCCTTACAGGTTGGCTAGGTTTAAATGTCGCGGGGTCGCACCCCATCGGAACCAAGAACGCTTTCAATTGCTTCTCCCAATCAGAATTGGGTATGGCATCAAACCAACCATGAAGACTCTTGCCTGCCGTGTCCACAACCGCATACAGCTTCATCTTGAATAGATCACGCATAAGCTGGAACACCGCGCCGATCTCTGCCTTCGACAACTCATCACTCTCCACCACCAAGAATCTGCGAACCTCAACATTATCATTCGACCTGCTGATCGTTCCTGCCTTGAATGCCGATCCAGTAATGAACTGCCCAACTGGCTCATCCAGCTTCAACCACTCGGAAGCAGCGCGAAAGTTTTGCGGATGATTGCCACTATCCTTAACCGCTCCGATCCATACGATGTCGTTGGGCTGGAACAGCGACAGCAGCATCTTGTACTGATCTGATGGAGTGTCAGAGATTGCGGTTGGAGATTTGTCAAACATATCGGCTGGGTCCCAATTATAATGTGCCAAGTATCTTGCTCGGTTTGATTGTGCAATAACTGCGATTCGCTGGATTATCTCACTCTCAGCATCCTTCTCTATCGCCTGTTTTACTGGGTTAGTTCCGCTGGTTGACATCGGTGGGACAAGCGGTCTGTACAGCGGATCGTTTAGAATTAACTTGCGCAGCTTATAGTTCGCCTCACTCCTGAATGCTTGGCAACTTGTGTGCCAGCAGAAGATCGTTGGGACTGAGTCAACGAATACAGTTGTGTCCCTCACTCTCGTATTGCTGGTGTGCGCAGCTTCACCTGGGCAACGGCATAGGCCGTGATGTTCCGACTGCCATTCTACTGGTCCGACTACCGATTCTGCCTTTTGTTGTGGTGTTATCATTTCGGCATTGTTCCTAATAAAAATTAAAGTGCAACAACAATCTTTAAAAACATCCCCTTTGTTTCATGTCAGCACACACACGCCTAGTCGCAGGATCTCCCTGCGCACCATGCGGGGATTGTTTATTTGGTTGCAGACCTATTAGCTTCCAATACCTTGTCAACCTTCTCAACAGAAGTCCAAGGTAGAGTTGTGTGTCCGCACTTATAACATCTGTGCAGGTCTAGGTCTTTGATAGTCGTGCCACCTATGTGATAGTCTTCGACTATATCAATATATTTCCCCTTGTAACACTCAACGCACAAACCTTCTGGAGGCATCATCCCATGATCAAGCGCAAACTCCTCGCCACACTTCATCATTAACTCTGACATGTCCCCAACCTCCTCAATCCACCAATCATCCTTCGTAACGCAAATGGTGTAGGTTTCCTCTCCGTAATAGAACTTATGCTTTGTTGATTCTGTGTCGCTCATTTGACATCCTCTGACTGCATCGCCTTCTTAGCGTTCTCCACAATCATCTCGGCGGTTATGTTTCGTAGAGCATTGCACCAGTACTGCGTTCCCTTAGTCTTATTCGTCGCGTCCTTACACTTGCTCTGGGGCAAACCACCATGCGGACGGCAAGGTGCGTGAGGGCAAACTTCAGGTGCAAACACTGGATAGGACTTTGGATAATACTTGCACCGATCCATTGGATCGTATGACCCCCACAGACTGACGCACGCTGTATCTAATCCTGCTGCCATGTGGTTGACAGAACTGTCAGGTGCAACAACAAAGTCAGCATCATGCACAATTGGGAATAGTGAGCGCACGCTTGATGTCGCGTTGAATAGATCGACAACTCGCGGATGATCGACATGGAAATCGATTGCTCGATCCAATCCAATAATCACAGCGTGATGTTTGGGAAACTCTTCCAACAACGCCTGCACTGCCAGCTTGCCCAACTGAGGCGGATAGGTGCGGGTAGGACCAGAGGATGAAACGTGATAGACGAAGTAGGGGCTAGGCAATGGCAAGCGTCCCATCTTCTTCAGCTCCTCGTAGTCAGGCTGGACAACGTATAGGTGCGGACGCTTGTACTTCACATCGACAAGCCTAACATCTCCAACTTTGCCAGAGATATCCGCAACCAATCCCTCTGCTCCCATCCAGTTATAAATCCTGTCGTAGTGACAACCTGGACCAGTTCCTAGCTCAGTATTGCCAACCTTACCTGAGAATAGATCGTCGAGCGGAACGTGGGCTGAGTATGAATCCCATGCTTCCTCGGTAGGTGGCAGCGGATACACATTCGCACCAAGGCCAGCGAACAACGCCATGTTGCGAGCAGGACAATAGATATCGACTGTGCCTCCAGAGGTATCGACTAAGTAACGCACAATTGCGGTGGCCATGATTGCGTCACCGATTGCGCCAGCTCGGTATACGGCGGTAGACCCACCCTCGGACCTCCCAGGGTAGTAGGGCTTAATCTTGTGAGGAACAGGGATCGCCTCGTTGAATGGAGGGTTGGTCAACTCGTCAGGTAATATGTAGCTACAACGTGGCCACAGTTTATTATCGTCCACAACGTGGACCGCTGGTGAATTATTTTTCCATAGTTTCATTGTGTTGCCTTTCTATTTAGATTTCTCAACCGCGTCAATCCTTTTTCCAATCCAAGCCATGCACGGCACGGCCATAGAGTTTCCTAGTGCCTTGTAGCGTGGCCCATCTGGACATTGATTTGCTGGCTTGTTACGCCAAGGAATCATCGTGTGGTCATCGTTAAAGCCTTGGAGTCGTTCGCATTCGCGCGGGGTGAGGCGTCGTACTGCCATTCTGTCTGTTGAGTTATCTACCGCAACAACCTCTCTCTCCCCATAATTCGCACTACCACATCCTTTGTAATAATTTGCATCCAAAGTCCCAGCTACTGCTCCACTAATAGCAACTGCATGCGGCTGTACAACATTCGTACCAATTCCAGCCCTCGTTAATGAGTTTGTTACATCAGTCTTATTAACGTATAGGCCGCCATCTGGACGATCTGACCTAACTCCATTCGCATCACAGAATGTAATGTTGTACGCAACTGGTTCGGCAACCAAGTCAGTCGCATCCTTGTAATCCCTAGCCTTCATGGCCGAGGCAGTTCCATCGTCGGCATACTCACCAAACGCTTGCATTCTAAATGCACCTACGCTTTCACTGCTTCCAGCGCGCGCATCAACATCGGTGGCAATCCTTTGCCCCGCTTTTCTGCTCGTCGGAGTATTCCTGCACACGCTTTCGGACTCAAATAAAACCTTTGCGGCAAGGTTCCCTTCTCCAAGATGTGCGACAACGAACACACGTCTGCGTCTTTGGGCCACTCCGAACCATTGAGCGTCGAGGACTCTGTAGGCCCAGTCGACATACCCCAACTCCCCCAACGCTCCGAGGAAGGAACCAAAATCTTTTCCTCCGTTAGATGACAAGACACCGGGGACGTTTTCCCAGACAAGCCATCGAGGTTTGAAACGTTCAGCGATTGCAAGATAGGTAAGCATGAGGTTCCCCCTTGGGTCTTTGAGCCCCTGCCTGAGTCCCGCGACTGAAAATGATTGACAGGGTGTTCCTCCGACCAAAAGGTCAACTGATCCGCTTTGTATATTCCATTGTTCATATTTACTCATATCTCCTAGGTTTGGTACTTTCGGCCAATGGTGCTTCAGCACCGCTGACGGAAATGGCTCTATTTCTGAAAACGCAACTGGCTCCCATCCGATAGGCTCCCAAGCCTTGGACGCTGCCTCAATGCCAGAACAGACAGATAGATACTTCATTCCTCACCCACCACTTCCTTGCACACAAGGCTCGCTGCATCCACCATCGTTATGATTTGTATTATGTCGATAGCGTGGCCGTGAGTCGCGCGGTTACGTTCCAGAACAAGCTTCTCCCTAGCGATGGAAAGCATATCTCTGGCCCACTTTAATCTGTTCTTGGACTCTACATTCATGCTGATTCCTCCGTAACTATGTGGTCAAATGGCTGTTCCTCGGCGTGATGAGTTTGAGTCTGCACCCGCAGCCAACTCGGTTTATCTAACTCGCCTTTCGTGAATGATGCCTCTCGCCATAAGATGTTGTTGCCAGGCACGCATGTGATGCGTCCGTTATGTAGGGCAATAAAATGGTGCGACTTGGTTTGGCTAGGCTCAAGGCTGTAGCCATCTCCATAAGGCTCTGCGGTAAACATATAGCTTCCACCCAGCCACTCCTGCCTACTGGCAATCCATACTGAGCAGTCCAACTCGCGCAGGTAATCGTATTCGATAGTTGAGAAGTTGTAACCAAAGCAATCCCAGCGTTGTGCATCCCTCAACTCCCACTTGTGGGAATTTCCTACTGGATCGTGGCAGATAGCTGACAGCGGTAAGCCTCTATACAGCGCGCCACATTTGAGCATAACTGTGCATCCCCAAGCTCGGTGCGGTACGCTGTTAAGACCGAACCAAACAGCCTCTTCCCAGCCCTGCACTTGGCCTTGACTCATAACAGACTTGTCAACTGAAACATAATGATGTCGCGGTAAATTAGCAGCGTGTGTCATAGATTGTTTGTATCAAAACCTTTTAAAGTCAGCAATTGGAATCTCAACGCATGGCTCATTATCCCTGGGGTCACCGCTGTTCCTTGACATGTAGAATATAGGGAGCTTGCTGTCCTCCTTGATCTCGTAATACCCCATAGCATCCGCCCACTCGATAACATAGAACGTGGGTGCGAATGCAGCGTATAGCTTTAGGGATATATACTTCTGGAGCGATAGGCATCGAGTTGGGAATCTGTTTATTTCATATCCACTTTTCCTAGCATCAACAAATGCGTACTTGTCACCCCTGATAATCATTGCATCGAATGGGTAGGCTTTCGGCATGTACTTTGCCTTGCCACCACAATGCTTGGCGAATTCCAATACAATTCGCTTTTCATTAGCGATGTCCTCATACGTTTCATGCAATCCGCTAGAGCTTCTCACAACAGATTTTTCCTAATGAATTCAACCAACTTGAGGACAATAAAAACTCCAGCCATAGCAATCGATACAATAATGCAGAACATAAATAGCAACCAGGCAACAACCCAGATCATGTCCCATATGGTTTCAAGAAAGTTCATATTTCTCGTCCATCATTCTTCTCAAAAGAGTCTTGTTTCCAACTCTAATTCCAGCAGCCCTACACCACCACCCAATCGTTCCGTTCTTAAAATCTTTCAGCAATCGCTTCACCTCCCCTGTGTTCCTGTACTCCCATGCATCATTGATCATCTTGTCCTTCCAATCTGGTGCAAGCTTCATACCGCACACAATCCCCCTTCTGCGCAGCATGCGAAGATCTTTGATCGCTTGGATGGCAACCTCTCCAGCAAGCTGTTGCAGCCTTTCGTCATAATCGCCCTTAGTTAATTGTGTTGAAATCATCGACGCTTCTTCTTGCGCGTCGAAGCAACCCAATGGGCATATGTATTCCAAAGCATGGCAGCAGTCTGCGCCTCACTCTTTGTTTCAAAAATATCCTTTAATGGTGGCAAGCCATCTGGTGGTATTGCACCATGCAAGCGAGGTCCGATCACATTACCTGCCAGCGTGTGAATCCTCCACGCGCCACACTCCTCTACAACCTTAACAAAGGTCATCGTCCAGCCTCTTTCAGCTTGGCATCGTCTTCCTTGATCTGGCCAGCCAACTTAACCATATCATTGGACTGTCCAGCGTAGTGGATAATGTAAGCATCCTTGTACCGATCCAATCCAAAATGCCCCTCGACGCTGGTCATGCAGTTAAACGATGGATCAAGCTCGGTTAGGGGAATTTTCCACAGGTGCGCCATCACGTTTAGCCAGGTCTGCTCGGCAAAATGGTTTGGATGCAGGCCAATAGGTGGCATGGACAATATGCCAACCGCCTTGGTATGAACTACAAAAACGCCAGTATTGACGTAAAATTGAGGCTCAATAATACCACCGAATGCACTAGCCAGCTTTACCATATCTGCCTTACGATCCAAGTAAGCTCCCTCGTCAAATGCACAGAACACGCCAGCGTCATCGGATAGCTTGGGGCAATCGGCTGCAATCAAAACATCAGCGTCAACGAATGTCACTTGGTCATAGCCCTTGGTTGCCATGATGTTGCCAATGGCAGACTTGGAATACTGCATCGGATGGGTCAGGGGTTTATCGATTAAAATGAAGTCGCAACTGTGACGCTTGCAGTACTCCTCCATCCTCGGCTTGGTCAGATCCAGAATCTTCTTCCAGTCATCACCAAACGATTGCGTTACTAATGCCTGCTTCATTTCTTAATAGCGTATGCCAACGATTTTTTTATTACATATTCAATTACAGCTTCCCTATCTTTCTTGAGAAGCTTTATTCCAATCCTAAATAATTCAGAGCCTGTCTTGTCATCGTAGGTCACATCCACAAGAACCTGTTTGGGTGCTGGCCTTGATTTTCCAAATGTTATTTTTCCTAGTTTCATTTCTTCTTAGCCTTTCTTTTCTTCCTGGGTTTGGCTTCCTTCCACACATCAAAGTTTTTGTCCAAGTCAACCGATATAAGCATTAGCTTTTGGTACAGCTTCCAACCCACCCCCAGTGGCAGCAGCGTGATGCTGACAAAATCGCCAAGGTAATAAAATATCTTCGATAAGATTGTCATCTGCTGATTTCTACTGTTGCGTATTTAGGCAGTCGAGCTTTTTCGTAATCTTTTTCACATTTAAAAAATAAATCTAAAACAGGTAATTTGCTTGACCCACTCGCCTTCCTCTGAATCACTGCTGTGCCTGTATCCACTACCACCCACTCCTGTTTAGATCCAACTATATTGACCTTGCTCCATGCTGGTATGACCCTGTGATCAGTCGCACAATGCCGTCCAGCTTTGAGGCGCACACCCTCGCTGCTTTGCAGCTTGCTGGTGTAATAGTCTTCTCCTGGCCAGTAGCCAGTAACGCGCACCTTGATCTTCTTCTTCGGTGGCTGCATGTCGACCATGACATTGGATGCCATAGACGTTGATAAAATGAAAATGGCCAATATGGCCAATGTTCTCATTGCTTGGCGTAAAAATCTTCTGTTGCCTGAATGGACAAAAGGTCGTCAGCCTTTTCCAGCAATTCCTTGCCTGGATTCTTTATGTCCTCAGTAGCAGTTGAGATTTCAATCTTTGACATAATCACATTGTTGACCACCTCGGCAAAGTAATGTTCTCTATAGCCAACTGGACCAATATCCTCGGTCACAGCATCAATCTCTGCGTTGCCATACGCAGTGTACTTTTCTCCATTAAACTCAAAATCAACACTTACATCTTCCATAATCATAATCTCGGAACCTCCTTTTTAATTTGTGCCAATACGAATAAGGATCTTACCAGAGCGCGCTCAAGGTGGTCAACACTTGTTTCTCCATTGTTGTCAGGGCAAGGCGAGGACTTGTGCAGTTGCATCTGCGCCGTGGCTAAGTGGCGTACGGCTCTGGCGATATGGTAATCGTGGGTAGGCCGATCCTTCTCCAGCCAATCTCCGTAGCCAGACTTCTCGGATCCCTTTCCCATCACACGCCAGACGATCTCCTGTGCAGCGTTTCCCATCTCTTGGATTGTTGGTGGTGTCATTTTGCGAGTCTCCTATAGAATTGGTCCAGTAATCCTTCTAGCCAAAGTACGTCTTGTGGGTCTATCACAACTTCATCCCAGGTGGAGTGTATCCCTTTACCCAGGCCCATACCCTCAATAGTGCATTGAATGCGATCCCAGCTTGGTACAGCTCGTCATCTTCCCACACCCTAGTCATCAGCTTGCTCGAATCATTTGAGGCAAGCACGATGGATACGCACGCTGCCTGAGGATTCTCGCTTGCGGTCCTGTAGGCCCAGAGCTGTGGACAGTCGGAGGTTTCATAGAATGGATCATATTTTGGATTCACCTTGCGGTTCTTCAAATCAATGATCGCGTCACCAATCCCCTTCAACTTCACATATGCGTCACAGCGACCAGCGTACCCTGCGCCAACCAGAGCCTTCTCGCACCAGTAAGTCTTCTCTACGTTTTCGTCCGCCCATTTCTTAAAGGTTGCGATGTAGGGCTGGATCGCTTCATCCTGCGAGTGAGGTCTTCCCAATAGCACATGCTCCATCTGCTCATGCATGAGGGTTCCGTGTTCAGCAGCCTTACTTGTGGATTCTTTGGAATCGCGGACAACACGCTTTGCGTACTCTTCGAGTGTTTCACCTTCCTCCTTTGGAAGCGTAAGCGATGCCATGATCGCCTGCTCAATCTTCCAGCTTGTAAGTTGCGGTTTATCTAAGATGGACAGAATTGATGTGACGCTAGGATAAAGAAGCATCTTCCTTGCATCGGCAACAGTCGTATTCCTGAAGTTGCCATTCTTGCCCATAATAGTATGGGCGGATTCGCCATTTTCTTTGTACCAATGACCTCCAGACTCGGATGGAACAAGTCTGGCTGTCGATGGCTCCTTACTGGTAATAGTAAGTGCCATACAATTTAGAACGGAACCTGGTTGCCGTCTGCATCAAGTTCAGCCTTGCTGGTAGCAGGTTTACCTGTTGCCATCTGGAATTCCTTGCTGGCGCGAACCTTGTCCTGTAGCCACTCAGGAAGAGCAGCGAACACTTCGTTCTGACCATTCTCAATCTCATAGAACACATGCGAATTAACCGACTCCTTGGGAGCAGTCATGCCTTTAGGCAACTTGCTGATCGCATTGATTGCGCAGTACTGCCTGCCTGCCTGCGAGGTTTTGTGCATCAAGGTAAGGAGGGCTGCTTTGCCAAGCAGATTCTTGAGGCTGAACGAGGCCAGCTCTTTCGATGTGAAAGCTGCACCGCGCCAAGACTCAAGGTGCTTGCGGAGTGTTGCGCGCTCACCTAGCGAGCGAGTCAACTCAAGGCTGACCATCATAGGCTTGGTAACCTTTGTGGTCTTGCCGTTTTCCACCACCTCTCCCTCAATCACCTGGTCAGGCAATTCGAAGGTTAGTCGCACTTTGGGAGACATCTTCTTCTCGCCGTCCCAATTGGTTTCTTGGAGTCCCATGTCAATCAATTGGACCAAGACTCCCATCGTCGATCCTGCTTCTGGCAGTTGACGTTCCGTTGCTTTTGCCGATTCACTTAGTGTTAGGCTCATTTGTTTCGTACCTTTCTTTTTTTGGTTTTGGTTTTTGTGTCAGGTGTAAGTTGGACTAGGACTGAAAACAGATTCTTATTTGTTGGGGTTAATAGTTGAGAGATCAGATTGTTCTTGTACATAGAATCCTTTCGCGACTGTGGTGTGTGTTGGTTGATTTGGCGCATATTCGATAGTGACATTGGCAGGGGCGAGTTGTCTAGCTAATTCGCACACGCTATCGGCGGTTAGTATGACCAGCCATTCCTTGCGCCCATTGCGCCTAAAGAATACCGCTGGGATCTTGCCTGCTGGGCAGTCACGCTTCGACTGCTCCATCCACTCCTCTGGTTTTAAAGCCTGACAACGTTTCCCCTCGATATGGAATGGGAAGTTCTCGCACACCACATCACCACTCCCACCAAGAGGATTACCAGCATATTGCTGACTACGGCGAGCCTTCTGCCATCCCTGCTCACGAAGATAATTTGCTAACTCACGCTCCCCTGCTGCGCCTTTTGCCCTGCTATTAATTTTGCCCATTTGTTGGTTTTAGCAGACCAACCTAGGGCGCGTCGAGATCTATTTTTAATTCAGCCAAGTCTTATTAGCATGACTAATATCCTCATCAAACTTGCGAATCATCGCTTGCATGGTCAACTTCCTGACCATCTTTTGGTTCTTCTTTACCCACTCGACAGCCTCATCGAAAGACTGCGCGTCCTTCAATCCATCCTCGAAATATTCCCATGCCTCCTTCTCGGTCATAGGTTTTTAAATATACGCCAACCACCTCCTGTCGACGGACAAAGCTTGGTTGTTACCGACCTACACTTGGCGATTGGTAACAGCCAGAATAGGTCATCGTTCATGCCCCAACAGGCAACGTAATCCACACCACTAATAGCCCTCTTGGGTATGTTGAACCCATTACCAGTGCTTGTAGTAAATCTATACTTGGTTCGCCCAGGCTCAACAGTTTGAGCGGTCTTAACCTGAATGCGGTAAAACTTATTGTTCTTCTCGGCAACAACATCGTAACCAGCGAAATCCTCATAAGGAGTCAGGACGTTATACCCACAGCGCAAGAGCGCGCCAGTAACGCGAGCCACTCCTACCGCACCTATTTGCCGTGATGTTAATTTCATTGTTGACGTACTCCTAATTTAGCAGATACTGGAAAAATGAAAACCACAAACACACTTATCGCGCTGGCCTTCTTTACTGCGTTTACATGTCTCGCGGATGACCGCTTGAACCAAGAAATTGTGGCTGCTGTCTATCGAGGAAGCAGTACGCATGTGCTTGCTGGGAATTCCGCTGTGGGTGCTGGTGGCGCGCTTGTCAAAGCAGGAGACACACTCCTCACCCCTGAGGGTGCTTACGTCCGAGCTGGCAACAGCTTCCTTAAGCCTGGTGGCGGAGCGGTTGTTCGTGCTGGCAATAGCTACGTTGGAACGGACAGCGCGCTTGTTAATGTTGGAACCAGATCGAATCTTATTCTTATTGGATCGGACGGCGCGAGCATTGGGGCTGGGAACACTATCCTCCGCCCCCTT